ATCGCCGCCTCAATAGAGGGCGGAACATCGTGGAGAGTACCAAACCGTTTCATAACAAGAGCGCTCCGCAAATCAAGAGAAAAGGCGCAAGCCGCTATGGCGGCGACCGCCGACCAACAGATTAGTCAAATTTTGGAGGGACATTAAGAAATGGCTGCGAACGGTAAAGTTATTACCGGGTTTTCGGATCCCTATGTGGCGCTCTACGCCAATAGCGGCACCTCCGTGACCTACACCAGCACCACCGTCCTCGCTCGTGGCGTGAGTGTTTCCATCACGCCTGACGATGTCGGGGATGACAATATCTTTTACGCTGACAACCAGCCAGCGGAGTATGCCAGTGCCGTGTTTAAGGGTGCTGACCTCACCCTGACGGTCGATGGTATGCTCGATGCGGCTCGGGATCTCGTCCTCGGTCTGCCGACCGCTACCGCTATCACGGTGGGCACCGGGACGGTCAATGTGACCGAGTTTGGCGATTCCCAGAGCATCCCCTACATCGGCGTGGGCTTTGTTGTGCGCTACATGAGCGATGGACAGACCTCTTACGGCGGTGTTGTGCTGAACAAGTGCAAAATCAAGAACATCGATACCAATGCCGCCACACAGGAGGAGGACATCGATTGGCAGACACAGGAGCTCACCGGGAGAGTGCTCCGCAGTGACGATGCAAATCACACTTGGCGCATGATCACCGAGGATCTCTCCACGCAGACCGAGGCGGTCAACGCCGTCAAGGTGCTGCTGGGCGGCACGATCTAAACAGGCACAGGAGGAGAGCGCAATGGTAGTATACGGCAAAGAACGAGGCTTTTTGATGACGGTCGGGGCATCCGCAGAGATTGCAAAGCGATGCCCCGAGCACCGTCTTGAGAATTGGGCGGCGATGCTCCGGGACGGCGGCGATGCTGAAACCATCGAGCACCGTGCCGCCCTCATCTGCATCCTAAATAAAGGCTACGAGCTCAACCGTCAGTATATGGAGCCCGGCTATACCGCCGAGCCGTTGACGGCGGAGGCGGTGCTTGCGCTCCCCTCCGAGGTATTTCTTGCGCTTTTAAATGAGGCGCTCAAGGCAACAAATCCAAAAAGAGAGATAGAGACAGAACCGATAAAAAAAAACACGGTAACGGCGGAAAAGCAAGTATAGAAACCACCGCCCTGTGGTATGTGTTTTTCGGTAGACATGAATTGCACATGACAAAGGCGGAAATCATGGTCACCTCCCTGTGGGAGATGCAAGACATGGTTTCCGCCCTTGCTTGTTATAACGGCACTGCAAAGCAGAAACGCAAAGCCTCCCTGATGGATGTGCTTGCGATGAGGTGATTACATGGCGGTACAAGCTGGCATCAAGATCGGTGTGGAGGGCGAGCGAGAGTATAGGCAAGCCCTCGCTAACATCAACCAACAGACGAAAGAACTAACGAGCGAGATGAATATGCTCACCTCCTCGTTTGACAAAAACACCAGCGCCGAGGCGCAGAACGCCGCCAAGGCGGAGGTGCTCCAGAAACAGATTGACAACCAAGCCAATAAGGTGGCTTTGCTGACCGATAAGTATAACCGGGAGCAAAGCGAGCTTGCTCGCCTCAAGAGCGAGATGGAGCGAGCCACCACCGAGTACGGCGCTAATAGCAAAGAGGCGCAGAAAGCCACAGAGGAATACAACAAGTTTGCGACACAGACCTCGAAAACCAAGACATCCCTGAATCAGGCGCAGACCGAGCTCAACAAGATGACCAAGCAGCTGGATGAGGCAAAGAACCCCACCCAGCAAGAGGCGGATGCACTGGAGGATGTCGGGAAAGAGGCAAAGGGCGCCGGGGAGCAAGGTCTCAAGTTTGGCGATGTCCTAAAGGCTAATGTGGTCAGCGAGGCGATCATCGGCGGCGTGAAAGCGCTGGCGAGCGCTATGCGTGATGTCGCCAAGGGATTGGTTGACACCTTTACTGATACGGTGCAATGGGCTGACGACTTGCATACCCTGTCCCAAGTGTCTGGCGTGAGCACCGAGCGCTTACAAGAGCTATATTATGCCTCCGGGCTTGTCGATGTCGAGGTCACCACCATCACCGGGGCGATGACCAAGATGGTCAAGAGCATGAACACGGCGGCAGATGGCACAGGCGATGCCGCCGAGGCTTACGCCGCTCTTGGTGTTGCGGTCACCGATGCGAACGGCAACCTCCGAGACCAAAATGATGTTTTCAACGAGGTCATTGATGCCCTCGGTCATGTGGACAACGAAACCCAGCGAGATGCCTACGCCATGAGCATCCTCGGCAAGAGCGCCCGGGAGCTCAATCCTCTAATCGAGGCTGGCAGCGACCAGCTCGCCGCATGGGCTGACGAGGCGCATCAGGTCGGGTATGTCCTTGATAACGAAACGGTGGAGAGCCTCTCCGAGGTACAGGATAGTCTCGACAGGATAAAGAACGCCGGGGATGCCACCCGGCGGAAACTGGTGGCGGCGTTTGCCCCGGCAATTTCCGATGCGCTTGAAAAGATCACGCCATTGCTCCAAGGCGTTGGCGAGAGCGTTGCGGAGCTTGTTGCTCCGGCGGTCGAATGGCTTGGCGATGCCTTACAAAATCTCAAAAAGTGGCTTGATTCTATGGATGCCAGCACCAAAAAACAGGCGGCATCTTTTGCCATGATGGCGGTAGCGCTTGCTCCTACCTTGCCCCTGTTGTCCTCGGCGGTGAACATCGCCAAGGCGCTGGGTGGTGCGCTGGCAGCTCTCGCCTCCAATCCGGCAACCTTGGCAATCGTGGCGGCTGGTGCCGCTATTGCCGGGGTAGCGATTGCAATCGCCAATGTAGAGGCGCAGCACCGTGCGGAGATTGCCGCAGCCGTTGAGGCGGCGACCGAAATCACTCGGTACACCGAGGCGGAGCGTGATCTCATGAACGCCGCCGAGGGTGTTGCCTCCGCCATGTCAGCCAGCCGGGAGGCTACCGATCAGGCGGCGGCATCCCTCTCATGGCAGAGGGGTCACGCCTATGACCTTGTCGCCCAGCTCCAGAGCCTTGCCGATGTCAATGGGAAAGTATCGGAGAGCAACGAGGCACAGGCGCAAGTAATTATCAATGAGCTAAATAGTGCTTACGGTCTCGAGATCCAGCTCATTGATGGGCAGATACAAGGCTATGAGGACTTGGCGCAATCCGTTTACGATGTCATCGATGCCAAGACCGCAGAGGCGTTGCTCGACCGCCGCCGGGATGATTACCTCGATGCGCTTGAAAATGAGCAGACCCTCATCGATGCGATCACCACGGCACACAACAACGCCACAGAGGCACAGGAGACATACAACACGCAGAGGGCGCTCGCTGACAGGCTGACACGCCAGTATCAGGAGAACCTCCTCACAATGACCCGGGCGGAATCGGATGAGCTCGAGCGCCAGATCGAGGCGGCGGAACAGGCTGCCGATGTGGCGCATGAGAATTGGATGCAAAGCGTAGCGGATGAGGCTGAATTTAATCAGCAATATCTGCAAAACTCCAGGTTGATCCAGAATTACGATGCCGCTATGGTGGCGGCGCAGCGAGGCAACACGCAAGAGGTCATCAACCTTATGACCGGGCGCTCAAACGCTTGGCATGACTATGGCGATGCGGTCGATGCGGCAACGGCTCAAGCGCTTGACGATATGTATGACGAGGTCATTGCCGCCGCCGAGTATGCCGCCGAGGTGCGCACAAATTGGGAGAACGGTGTTGACGGTTACACCGAGGGCATGGTCACAGAGGCGGAAAACGCTTACAAGGCTATGCTCGGGAAATTTGAGGCTGCATACAATGATGCTTATGATGTCGGTTTCGATTTTATGAGCGGTCTCGACAATGGTCTCAACTCCCAGCTATCCCAGCTCAAGAACACCGCCAACAGTATCGCCGGGGTGATCCCTCACGGTATGCGTGATGCCCTCGGTATTCATAGCCCCTCCCGGGTTGCTGCCGAAATCGGTCGGATGTTTGACCTCGGGCTTGTGCAAGGTATGGAGAGGGGCAACCAGCTCATTGAGCACGCTGCCGATGCACAGGCGGATGCAATGGTCGGTGCGTTTACTACTACCAATTCCGTTTTTGGCTCCGCATCGATGGGTGCGGTGGTCGGCGGTAATAGCTCCTCGGTCAACTATGGAGGTGTGTCTATCACGGTCAACGCCTCCGATGAGCAGCAAGCCGAGGAGATCGCCGAGCTGGTTATGGAACAGATGCAAAACGCAGTGGATAGAAAGAGGGCGGTATACGCATGAGCCTAACTTTCAATGGAACAAACTCCGATAGCATCGGGGTGATCGTGGAGCGGTACCCCGACCGCCCTGTCCCCCAGCGCATTGTCAATACCATCCGGGTGCCGGGTCGCAACGGCGTGCTCACCATGTCGGAGGGGTATGACAATGTCACCCAAAATTATGACATATACATCAGCGCAGAGGCGGCTGGTCTACCATCTGCCTCTGCCGGGATGGCTGCGTGGCTCCTCGCACCCGATGGGTATCAGCGCCTTGAGGACTCCTACAACAGTGGGGAGTACCGCATGGCGAGGCTCATCAATCCACAGGATGCGCTCAACTTTTACAATAAATATGGGCGGTGCACCTTGTCCTTTGATTGTATGCCCCAGCGCTGGCTGACCACAGGAGAGACCGCAACAACCTACACCACGAGCACCACCATCAACAACCCCACGAGCTTTCCGGCTCTGCCTCTCGTGGAGGTGGTCGGCACCGGGGACATCGAGATCTCCCTCGGTGGGTACACCGTTGGCATCGATGACCTTGTCAGCGACATCACGCTCGATTGCGAGGCACAGAACGCCTATAGCGGCTCTGTCAACCTCAACAGTACCGTGACCCTTGCTGACGGCGCTTTCCCCCAGCTCGCACCGGGTGCCAATAGCCTCACCATTGTGACCGGGTCGGTCACCTCTATCACTATCACCCCAAGGTGGTGGCAACTTTGAGCACACTCGCCAATATTCCACGCCTTTTCGATTCTACGGCATCGATTTTCACAAGCCAAGGCATTGGAGCGCTCACCGATGTGGTGAGCGTTTCCGTTGTCGAGGGGCTCAATGGCGGCATGGAGCTGACGATGGTCTACCCGGTCACCGGGATCCATTTCGAGGACATCGTCACCCGGGCGCTCATCCTGTGCAAGCCCAACCCCATCGCCGACCCTTATCCGTTTCGCATTTACTCGGTCACCAAGCCGCTAAATGGTCGGTGCACCATTCATGCGCATGGGTGGCACTACGATTTGAGCGGCATCCCGATTCCGCCATTTGATTCCCTCTCGGCGGCTGGGGTAATTTCCGCTTTCAATTCAGACACATCTGTACCCCATCTGTTTACCTTTTCCTCCGACATGGGCGGCACCTCCGGCAATTTCGACCTCACCCACCCATCGAGTGTCTATGGCATCATGGGCGGCGTGGAGGGCTCTGTCATTGATGTGTTTGGTGGGGAATGGCTCTACGGATATAATAACGATCCCCAGCAAATCAGGCTTGTCGCCCGGCGTGGCGCTGACAACGGCGTAACCATCCGCTACGGCAAAAACCTAACGCAGCTTGAACAGGAGGAAAACATCAGCGCCGTATACACCGGGGTATATCCCTACTGGCAAGGCGCAGAGGGCGAGCTTGTCACGCTCCCGGAGGAGATCCTCCCGGCATCCGGCTCGTTTAATTTCGACAGGATCCTGACCCTCGACATGACAGGCGATTTTGCCGAAATGCCTGACGAGGATGACCTCCGCAATGCCGCCACCGCCTACATGACCGCCAATAGTATCGGCGTGCCAAAGGTCAGCCTCAAAGTGTCATTTGTGGCACTTGGACAAACCGACCAGTACAAGAGCATGGCGATGCTGGAGGATGTCGAGCTCGGTGACGGTGTTACGGTGCAGTTTGAGGCGCTGGGTGTCGATGCCACCGCCCGGGTCATTGAGACCGATTACAACCCCATCACAGGGCGGTACAACTCTGTGAGCATCGGCAGCGCCCGGGCGACCATCGCCGACACCATCGCCGGACAGAGCACGGCGGTCACCCGGCTGGAGAACACTGTCACCTCCCCGGTGGTGGCGGCGGTCAACCGCATCAGCGACAGGATCGTGGGCAACCTCGGCGGATATATCGTTATGCGGTACAACGGTGACGGCGTGCCGTATGAGCTCCTTGTGATGGACACTGATGACATCGACACCGCTACGAAAGTATGGCGATGGAATCAGCAAGGGCTCGGGTATTCCTCCACCGGGTACAACGGCACTTACACCCTTGGAATGACACAGGACGGCGAGATCGTTGCCGACCTCATCACCGCCGGACACATGGCGGCTGACATCATCACGATGGGCGCAAACCCGGGCGATGAGCTGACCGACTATTTCCGTGTGTACCTCGATGCAAATAGCCGGGCGGTGGTCGAGCTGGGCGCTGACGAAAATCAAATCGTTCTGCGCCTCCAGAATGACCGCATTTCGTTCTATGACACACAGGGCACCGAGCTGGCGTATTTCTCGGACAACTCGTTTAAAATCGTCAACCTCGCCGCCTTTGAATTGCAGAATCTCAAGATCTCCGTGCTCGACAATGGCGCT